AACTGTTGCAGATGATAGTGTTGTTTCTCCACCAGAAATATCAGCACCACCATTAGCATCAATTGCGCCAGTAAATGTTGATATTCCACTTACTAAAGTATTGCCAGTAAACTCAGCGTGTTGTGTAGTAAGTTTATTAGTACCTGGGTTGTAGTAAATACCGTCATCAGTATAAATTGATTCATTTGTTGCAGAACCATTGTTTGCATCAACAAATGTGATATGATAATTTGCATTGGTATCTGCTGCAGTGACAGTCTTAACCTGGTCTGCTGATGATACATTACCTACTAAAGAACCATAGAAAGTTGTTGCACTTACCTCAGTATCACTAACAGTAACACCTGAACCAACAGCAAGACGAACTCCGCTTGCCATTTGAGTGGTTCCGATTGCAACTCCATAGTTAAACCCAAATGCATCTGTAGAAAATCCAAGAGTTCCATCCCTCAGTAGATGCAATAGCTACACCAGCGTGATTTGCTGAGGTATCTGTTGGTGTAACTGAAGTTGTGTATCCAAGTATAATATCTTTGTTTTCAATATAAACATCTTGTCCGAGTAATGTGACTGTGGTTCCACCAATAGTTACATTACCATTTACCGTTAAATCATTCTGAATAATAGTATTATCTTGAATGATTACGCTGCCTGCTGGATCAAGAACAAGATTTCCCGATGAAGTTGTAATCTTATTTGCATCATCAGCACCGATTCTTATATTACTTGCGTCTATTCCACCATCAAATGTACCTATACCAGCAAAACTTGTATGTCTCCACTGCCTTGCACCATCACCTAAATCATAAGTATTTGACGCATTTGGATAGAATCCTGAAGTAAACTCACCACCAACATTAATATTATCTCCAGTATCATCACCAAGATTAATTAACCCACCTTTAAATGTTACGACACCAACAAATTCACTATAACCTTGTACTCCAAAGTTTCCTCCAACATAAAGGTCACTTAAGAATGTACCAACTCCAACAAATGTAGAGATTCCTGATACATTCAATGCATCATCAATTGAGGTAAATCCTGTGGCAGAATCTAATATCAGATTTCCAACAGAAGTATCAATTTCATTATTTGTAGATACACCAATTCTTATATTTTTAATCTCTGCACCACCATTGGCATCAAGTAGTCCAGTAAGAGTAGAAATTCCAGATACAAATAAATCAGTAAATGCTGCCTGAGATCCAGGAACTGCAACACCTAAAATACCAGCGTAAACTGCACCACTAACATAAACACTTTTACCGGAAATCCCACTTGGTAAATTTGCTCCAATAAAGTTTAAGGTTCCTGATTGATAATCAAAGAACCACTCATCATCATTTCCAGAACCTGCTCCATATATTTGAGTGCCACTGGAGGCAGCAGATGCAGCATTACCTGGAGTATGTAAATAAACTTTTACAAGATAGGTAGAACCAATTTCTGGAGGAATCCAATCGGTAATATTTGTTTTCCAAGTTCTGTTAAGAGAAGAAGTTGTATCGGCAGCACATTCTACGGGACTTGAAGTTGGATATACTGTTACAATACCAGAGGTGCTCCCTGGCATAACTCCAGGTACTAAATTTGCTTGAGACCAAACTTTATCACCACGGAGAAGTAGTGGACTTGATATAGATTCATTGGTCGCTGCTTTTAGAGTGCCAGTATCTGTTTTAGCCCTACCATAACCAATTTTTTTCCAGAGATAATCAACCTTTTGAGTGTCTGTGATTGCCATTTTGTCTAAATTCTCCTTATGTTATGCTAAGGCTTGTTACCGATTGACCAGAAGCGAGAGCGATTCTGACTAAAAGAACATTACCAGTAGCATTACTTAAGTTTTCACTACCAAGAGTTAAAGTATAACTTCCACTCAAAGAGGTTCCGGAAGATATAACGTCACCAGGCGTATCCGCACATCCATTACTGCCATTACCACCTGCTCCAGTATTTGCACCTGGAACACCTGAACCTGCATATACAGTATCCGCTCTTAACCAACCATTAAGAGTGCTAGTACTATCTATACTTGTTCCAGGTGCAGCAATCCAAAGTCCAGTGATACCAGAAGATGTAATATTAACATTAACATTAGCAACTGCTTGTCTTCTAAATGCAAAAGTGAAATATTGAGTTCCACTTCTGTTAGATGAAAAATCTGGACCAACGGGCAGATATCCAGTTGAATAATTTACTTGATTATGAGTAATATTTCCAAGTCTTACAACTGCTTCTCTAGTTGTAGTAATTCCTGCGGGTGCAGAACCTTCAGAGTATGGATTGTTGGTATAGAAATTAGTTGAACTATTGTATGAAGGAGTATCTGTAGCAATTCCAGGTCCAAAATCGTAAATTCTCTTACCATCATCAGTGTAAGTTCCATTACCTAAACTATCAGAAACTGCAATTGCAAGTTCACTAATTCCACTTTGTGCTGCAGTGTGAACTTGGATATTAGTTCCAATATCACTAGAATATCCACTGATTCCATTTACATTTCTAGCACGAACCTTTACTCTATCAACTGTTCTTACACTTGAAGATGTGATAGGAACAGTTAAGTTACCTAATGTATATGCAGATGAAGTTCCAGTATTTGCATTTGGAATTCCGCCAGTCAACATACTTGAAGAACCATTTATCTGCGAGTATGTGTAATCACTATCAGTTGTACCAGCACTAGAGGTTCCTTCTTGATTTGTACCAGTGTCAACTTCTACAATATTTGACTGGTTAGTATAGGTTTGACCGACTATATTTGTAACTGTAACTCCAGAGAGAGTTAAACTTGGGGACCCAGTATTGTAATATGGGATACCAGAAACATAGCGATAAGTACCAGAAACGTTTTCTGCTAAAGAAGCTCCTGCAACACTAACAGTAGGAGTTCCTGTCATATCGTCTTTAACAAACTCCACAGTATTAGTGTTGCCTGTAGCACTGTGAAGTAACTGCATACTGTTTAAACCAGTATTCAGATTTGAAACTAACTTTGAAACCTTTGCTTTGAAACCTTTATATAATCCAGGGTAGAAGGTACTTGCAGCAAAGGTAGTTGTTGCTCCAGTTGAATTCAATAACTGATAATCACTTTCTGAAGTAATTACCAGACTTGTATAAGTTCCAGAATCATCTCCACTTGTTAGTGTTGTTGAACCATCCGAAGAACCATTTACGTTTGCAGTAAGAGTTCCACTATTCGCATTATAAGCAAATGTGGAGATTGGTCCAGCTTCTGCACTTCCTCCTGTTACACGATTGACATCGTTTCCTGCACTTAGAACTGCACCACCAGTGTTGTCGGTAAATCCAGAAGCAAGTTTTGGACTTGTGCCTACGCTAGTAACATTTGTTAGAGTTTTGCTGCTTAATCCGTCAGGTGCTGCAGGTGAATCATCATAAACCTTAAGTGCTACAGTACCAGTGGCAGGAATAACACCTGGATTTGCGGTGTTATGCGAGTTTAGAGTTAATGTGAGAGTATCAGTACCAGTTGAACTATTTGTGCCCTGACTCCAAGTGTGTTGAAGTCTTGCTGCACCTGCACCTGCTCCACCAGATGCTGAATCGTTTGCAATTGAGTCATTTGAGGAACCATCTCCCCAACCCATCGTATAATCAACTGTTGCGCCCGATGTATTTGTTGTATTATTGTCTAAGTAAAGAGATTCTCCCTCAACAACATATAAGTCATTACCTGAAAGAGCACTTCCGCCACTAGAACCTCTGTATAATGCAAATCCAACTACTGGATTTGGTGTGTAAAGAGTGATGTAATCTGTCTTAGAGGTTGTGAACGAACTTCCCGCACCTACTCCTGTATTATTCTTTGCAGTTAATGTGATTGAGAACAATCCGCCATTAGCATCACTATAGGTGTGGGGGATAGATGCCGATGAATAGTTGGATGTTGTTGTACCGTCTCCCCAATCGACATCATAACGGTTAGCATTTCCAGAACTTGTAACCGTTAGTGTCACTGCAAGTGGAGAACCTCCTGCAAGAGTATTGGAAGAAAAGTCTACATTAGTAACCGCAGTGTTTCTTATGATATTGAATGCGAGTTCATTTAAGTCATCAATACTATCAACAATTTTTGTTGAAGTTGTAAGAGTATTAAGTGCCCCATTACTAGTAATACTAGAATCTGTAGGA